ATAAAAATTTAAAACTACTTTGAGAACCAAACCATAACAAACTGATATCACCACCTGGAGAAAATTTTGGAGACAGTTTAGGGCGCTCAAACGGATCTGGCATCACAATACTGTCTTTGCCTGTGAAATTTTTAGTACTAATTCCCATGTTAACACTGTTAACAGATACCAAATCAGCCAGGCGACAACACGGCTCGTATTCACCTTTTTCTTCAAATTTGTTATCGCATAGATCGTAAATGGTTTTGGCACCCTGGTCTCGAGCACGTTGTATACTGGCCACTGAACTACGTTTTAAAAAGATAACAACAGTATCTGAATCAACCTCACTCCAGTCGGTGAGTATCTTTGCATCATAACCTTGTTCCATCAGAGCTTGACATGTCACATCTCCACGTAGTCTATGACTAGCACGTTTGCTTTTATATGCATCACTGAAAAATCTAATTTTCATTGCCATCCCATGATCCAATCATCTTTAACTTGATCTAGTTTGATCATGCCCCAATCTTCCAGCAGGCCAATTGCAGCAAACTGACCATACTCCTTCGAATACATATCATGCGGCTTTTGTTCTATCACAACAACAGGCCTGCATCGCTGTATAGTTTGCTGGGCACCTTGTAGCACACGATATTCAAAACCTTCGCAGTCGATCTTGATGTAGTCGACATTCTGCAAGATTAAACTGTCAAGTCGGATAATACGAGTATCGCCACCGTTACTAGCGGGATCCACATGTGTGTGGCCTGTATTGCCCTCTGTAATTATCATGCGCACCTGTCCTTCCGAATCACCCAAGGCCACAGTCTCTATTGTGATATTTGATGCAGTAACATTGCGTTGTAAACATTCTCTAAACATTGCCACAGGTTCAAATGCAATCACTTGATCAAAATGTTGCGTTAAGTCACGTGACCACAACCCTACGTTAGCACCAATGTCCAGGGCAGTTCGTTTGTTCTTCACATGTTGTAAACTGAGCAGTCGTACCGGTTGTTGATACTCAGCGGGCCCGCCCTTTTTGATATTCTTGCCTAACATTTCTGGGAAATGTGTTTCAATGTCCGGAAAGTACCATCCATATTGTTCACGCACTAAGAGTCTCCTTTAGTATTCGGGCGGCTGTGCCATTGGCTAGTTCTGTAGTATGGAATTGTCCATATGCCAGGTGGCAAGCCCACTTATATATCAGATCGCTGTCGGGTAACCAGGGTGTTTCTATTTTACTTAAATCTGTATTGCAGACTGGCTTTGCAGCATTAGCCGCAGGTGCTATGACAAACGCCGGCACACCTGCTAGTATGCTTTCAGTGGCAGCAATTGAGTTGAATGTGACCACAGCATGCACATCGTCTAGTGCAGACTCTAAGTTATTTTTAACTCTAACTTGTCTATCAGGATTACGTTGACGTATTTCTACTGGACGATCAGTATGTTGTTTTATTGTAGCTACAGTTTGTGATATCCATTGTTCAAGATCAATGCCGTAGAATATGCAAGGTTTTTCATCAGGTGCTGCAATCAATATCTTGTTACCGGTACGGCGCCAGGGTTGTATTTTAATTCGTAGTCGTTCCCACCGATCAGCCGACCGTGGTATAATTTTATCGTGCTGCAAGTCATTGAACACAATTCGATGATAGTGTTTCCATCCACTGGGATTGTTAATACTTGCACGATTCCCCATGTAACCTGAATCCATGTACAAAAATGGGCGTTGATCCTGCCAACATTTCTTGATAATCTTATGCTTCATTATGCCACGTACCACAATTGTATTTTGGTCATGCTCGTACTGCCAAGTTTCTAGTGCAGTGGGCACAGACCCAGATCCTCGAGCAAACATTTCTATATACTCGTCCTGGTTATTCTTGCTTAAAAATGTCCAGGTCATTGCCAGTACTCTTCTGTACGTTTTATTTTAAGATCTGTAAGTTTACTACGTTTTAAATCTTTCCTAGCACCTTTGAGATGATCCAAATATGCACCCCATTCCGAGTTGATCAAGGGATGGCCTTCTCCGGTGATCAGATTACCGGACCAATCTAATTCGTTCAAGGTGCATTGTTTTCTCACAGCGTCAAACACAAATGAGTCGTGCCATTCATCCAGGGTGAATATTCCGTTTTCGGCATCATCATAATAGCGTTGAAACAGTTTCAAGAAAGTTCCCACAACCGGCCTAGCAAGATTCATTGCATACAAACCACATTCAGAGTACTTTTGGTTACGTCCCAAAAAGCACAGGTCTCTATCCTGTGGACAAAGCTTGCCCAATTGGGCAAGGCTAATTGTGCTGTGGCACACAGTGTCGCCATCCATCCACAATAACCAATCGGCTGGCTGTGTACCGGCGCAATGAAATATTGCATATACCTTGTGAGAAAAACGTACAGCATCCCATTTGAATCCAATTCCGTGCTGTTTACCCCTGGAATCAACTGGCCCTTTTGGCACCTGCCCGACTGCTTTGGGCACTTGACTCCATTGCTTTTTAAATGCAACCAAGTCCGGCGATGCGCTGTTGAGATCAATCACATGCAATCTAGGGTCAAGTTGCAGTACCACACAATCTTCTGCATATACATATAAATCAACCTCTTGCGGCCATGTGGCTAGAAAAGTATCAATCATTTTACTACCGTAATGGCTGTATCCTGATTGATTAAACGTAGTGACTACTGCAAATTTACGAACCATGTTGTTTACCATAATTAAAGTGCAAGGTATTTAACATATGCGATTTGGTATTTTTAATAAATTTGGTGCACTAAACAGTCAGTCTGTGTTTAAGGCATTTGAACGCGGGTTGAAACAATTAGGGCTAGAATATCAGTCACATGACGTCACAGCCGATGTTGCTGTCATCTGGAGTCAGGTTTGGGCAGGTAGGATGCAGGGCAACCAACAGGTTTGGCAATACTTTAGAAACAATCAGCGCCCTGTTATCGTGCTTGAAGTAGGGCTGCTTGATCGAGGCAAAACCTGGAAAGTAGGAGTCAACGGTACCGGTAATACTGCATACTGGGGGCAAGGGCTAGATGCTAACAGAGTTACCCAGTTAGGACTTGCGTTAACGCCTTGGCGCAGCACTGGCAGAAACATTGTAATTGCTACCCAAAGATCTGATAGCGAGCAATGGCATGCGCAACCTGACGCAGCTATCTGGGTAGCCAACACAATAAAACAAGTGCAAACCCACAGTACTCGACCCATTATATTACGCACACATCCTAGGCAACGTGTTGTGCCGCCACTGGGTTGTACGTACCAAGTTCCGCAAAAGTTAGCAAACAGTTATGATGATTTTGATTTTGATCAATGCTTGCAAGACGCTTGGGCTGTGATTAACTGGAATAGCGGACCGGGGGTACAAGCTGCTATAGCCGGAGTTCCGGTGTTTGTTGGTGCTAGTAGCCTAGCGGCACCTGTGGGCAATCTAGATCTATCACAAATAGAAAAGCCAGTGCGCCCCGATAGGGCCAACTGGCTGGTTGATATTGCGCATACTGAATGGACAGTAGAGGAGATTGCCACTGGTTACCCAATCAAACGATTACTGCCTGGATTGTAAGAAACTTATTTTGGATTCTTGTCACTTAGCTTATATAATATAATAACTTGGTCTAACATTTCTTGCAACACAGGGTTGGTTTGTGCTGCTAGACGAATATCGCTCCAAAGCATGTTATCTGCTAGCTCTGCAAGTCTTTCGTCGCGTTTCCAGCCGACTGCTGTACGTTCGCTCGGGTCAGCTCCATGTTCTCTAGCATACACAGTGTTGCCATCTCGCTCGTATACATAAGTTGTGCCAGGCTTAAAAGTGGTCATATCTATTGATGCCCCATCCAAGTCAAGCTGCCATCTAACCAGGGCACTACAAGATCTCGTTGCCGCAAGTAACCATGCCTATGAATGCTTGCAATTGCGGTATCAGGAACCAGGTTCTTTTCAACTAGATCATACCACTTGGTTGTTCTAGGGTCTAGGGGCTCTTGTTCACTTTTATAGACAATTGCATAGAGCCAGGGATCATTCTGTTCCTTTTTAAAGAACCCGCTGCGTGTATCCCACCCAGTAACTGCAAGAATGTGTATAAGACTTACCATGGTCCAGTTGTAGTAGTGGAAGTCAGGCTGATCATATTCCTGATCGTTAAACTCCATGATGGTGGTTTGTGGTATTGCTAGAATTAGCATTCCACTGTCACTAACAGATTCTCGCCAACTACGCAAGGTTTCAAATGGGTTTAACACATACTGGAATGCATCATGGCACCAAATAATATCGTATTTGGTTTTATGCAATAGTATTGGATCTTCAAAATTCTGAGACTTGTACTGTATGTTACGTGTTTGTTCGGCAACTGCAAGTCTTGGTGCAGTATCTACTCCAGTGCACTGAATGTTTAGAGGAACAGGGTTATCACCTCTAGTGGTTCTCGAGGCCCACCAGGCTAAGTCCATACCGGTGCCGCAGCCCATATCGGCCAAGGTGCCAATACTGAGCATGAAGTCGTCAAACTCGTACAGCAAGTCCAACGTCTTCAAGCTGTGTTGGTGGCTCTCTTGTGGATTTCGAAACCCGCGATGTATCATACCTGTACGTCTTCCATTCCAGCCGTTCGCAATCTTACGATATGTCCCATCATGAAATTCTTACTTTCCAAGCCTTTAAGGATACCTAACCAACGATTGCGTAGCAGGGCAACTTCGTTAATCAAAGTTTCAAAGTCAATGACTTCGTCCTCGCCATCCACATACTTTTCAGCATCCCTAGAGGTCAGTGCCCTAGCATAGCTTTCTAGATACTTTTGAAAGTGGCGGCGGCGTATTTTCCTCAACTGAATGCCAAGAAAATTAAGCACCGCTTCAATCTCTTGTAGTTGATTAAAGCGGTGCTCGGTATTACCAGGAAGCTGTTTAATATTTGATTCAACAAGGCCACTAATGCGGCATTCGTATTTTGCTGCCTCAAGTTCTCTTTCTAAATCAGCAATAAAATCAGGTATAACACCAAGATTATTTACTATTTTTGAATACCACTGTGCCATATAGATTAAAATTTAAAGTTATCAAGCTCTGTTCGAATTTTTTCGAGATAATACAATGACTTTTCTTTTTCTGAATTTAGTTGATAATCAAGTGTACCAGATATGGTTGCAAGGTAGTGTCTCCAAAAAGGTTCTTGAAACTCAAACACAATTGAACTATTTCCAAATAGGCCTGGCATCGGTGTCTCGCATCTCTGCAAGTTCTCAAAGTACTGTCCGTGATCATAGAAAAAATTTCCATCACCTAACAAGTTTACACGATCAATGACCAGTTTGTCAAATCTAATATTCTTATCGTGTAAAATATTTCCTTGCTCGTCAACTTGGGTGTCGAATTGCATCTTATTGTCCAGGAAGATTTCTAGCCGTGTGCCTGCTTCCGAGTAAGTGTAAGGTACATCAAAACTCAACTCATGATGCCCCGGTGGGAGAGTCTGATGATACAATAGTACACCATTATATCGTACGCCTAGTCTAGGGTCACCATTATATGACTCGGTAACTAAGTTAATAACGATAGTAGTGCCTGTGAACAGTTCTTTTATTCGGTGATCAACATAGTTATCGACATTGTCTATTAGTGATATTGTTGGACAGGTAGATATTGTATTAGAGTCAACATGCTGTGTATGAAATTTTTCCCAAGACTTTATAACATCTAGTAAATTATTATAAACTTCAAGCAGCCGGGTTTGAGGGGAACCAATTGCTATATTTAAAGACAATGCCATACGATACATTATATAAAGTCTAGCCATTCGAACTTTTAAAGTTAAATTGGGGTTTTTTGTCGAATACCAAAGATAACTAAAGTTATCGTCAGTTGTGATTAATCCGCTAATTTTGATATTATCAGCCGCTGGTGTATTTTTTAAAACTTGGAACCCTGCACCTAATGCAATATTTTGAACAGTACGATTAGCATAATAGGGGCCGAGTCGCATCAGCATATCGATGTGTTCTAGGAAATCATCTGATTGTTCGCTCCAGTGCCCAATTACTTGATTTAACCCAGCTTGTATCCCCACACGATGCAATTGCTCAAGCTCGTAATAAAGTCCAGCCACAGTTGTCTTTTTGTTCATGGCCTCAAGTACCCGGTCACTGCCGTGTTCAACCCCGATAGTAAGATGCTCGCACCCAGACGCAGCTAGAAGATCAAATACTGATGGCTTGATAGATGTTGGTGGTCGGCAAATCCAGTTCGCTGCCCATTGTATTCTTTGATTATCTGGTTGCGTCAAATTGTGCTCTGCTAATAATGTACAACATTCAAGCAAAGATTTCATATTACCATTGGCAATAGAATCAGTAAATGCAAAACGATAGATATTGTATCGTTGAGATAAATGTATAATTTCTTGGGCTAGCCTCGATCCTTGTTTACTTCTAAAACGATCAAAGTGAGCGCCAATATCGCAAAAATCGCAAGATCTAACACATCCTTTACTACTAATAACAGGCAGTTGAACACTACCAAAAATTCCCATGTATTGGTCGAGCCGGTAATCATCAAAGGATGAAAACGGATATTCTAAGTTATTTTGCGACGGGATATTTATAGGTTGAATCTGATCGTCACGGCCAGCCAACAGATCTATTATAGCATCCTCGGCATCGCCAATTATTGATATATCCGCAAGTCGTCGTTTAATTAAAATTTGATCAAACGTTAAAATCCGCTCAGTTGAGGTCAAGTGTGGGAACAAGCTCAAGTGGGCCTTGACGCCGAGTCCTCGGCCCCCTAACACAATTTTAATACCTGGCAATTTTGATTTAACACGTTGACAAAGTTCAAATGTGCTCTTGTGAGACCAAACACTGAACACACTAATACCCAAAAATCGTGCCGGTGTCTGTTCAATGATATCAACTATGTAATCATAATATGCAGATACTAGAGGTTGATTGTAGGTTTGATCAGTTACTGATATAAAATAACTTTGAATTTGTTCAAACTGCGTAACATCACCATTGCAAAACTGGTTCTTTAGATCTAATGTAAAATCGTGCGTCTGAATTTGATACCCGTGAGACTCGGCAATACCTTTAAGTACTGCCGGCGCACACGGTGGGACAATAGTGTCTTGCCAAGGCAAGACTATGAGAAACATGTCTTGGACTGTACTATGTTTCTCGACCATTATTCTTCGTAATCGTCGCCATCGTCAAATTCTTCTTCTTCGTCCTCGTCGGCATCGTCGACATGATGCTGTAATGCCCGCTTGACATCACTGTCGCTTTTGAATGCTTGGCGAATATCGGTAATATCATAATCGTTGTCGATCAAAATATTGACCACAATATCAGCTGCTTCGTCCCTGTCAACTACGCTGATATAACGCTTGAGCTCTTGCCAAAGATCGTGGGTTAGTTCTACTGACATCTAATGTTATTCCTCTTCAGATTCTAATTCAGGTATACTTACCTTTTTAATCTGATTTTCAAAATCAGCCATGACCTTGTCTAGACATCCGTCTGTGTTTGCTTCCCAGGCTTTACGGAACTTCTTGATGATTTCACCATCACCTGTGGTAAACACCAAGCTGTTGCCCTCTTTCTTGAGCATGTTTTTCTTTTCAATCAAGTCAGTAAGACCCGAGTAAGGACTCATGCCAGACTCGTATGGGATCTTGACCTGCACACCTTCGAACGGCTTGGCATAGCGAGTTTTCATCACTTTACAAGCAGCTCGAATGCCCATAACGTCGGAGATCTTGTTACCATCCTCATCTTCTTTGAGCTTGAGCTTTTTCATAGCAACCACAATGCTGCTTGCGTACACAAAACCTTGGCCACCGCTGATCTTGTCGTCGGGATCAAACATGTCTTGACTAGCGTAAGTGTGGTTAGTGCACACCAGCCCTACATTGTAGCTGCCAAACATGTTGACGCAGTTACGTACAAGACTTGTGAGTGCCTTAGGCTTACGGCCCATGTCGCCCTTCATATCGCCTGCGTCAAACTGGTTCACATCTGTTGGGGTTAACAACATTCCCAGGCTATCGATCACAAACAGAACCTTGGGGCGCTCGCCATCGGGCAAGGCCTTGTAATCTCCCATGAAGGTGCTGATAGTCTTAGCAACGTCATCAATCATGGCCATTGACAGCTTGAGCAATTTACTATCACTGGTGTCAACACCAAGATCATGCAGCCACTTTTCATCTAGCGCATTTTCACTATCGATCAGCACTACGTAGATGCCCTGTTCTTGTGCATTTTTAATGATGTTACCACTACAGATGTAGCTTTTTCCTGCACCAGACTCACCGGCAAACACAGTAACCTTACCCAGCGGGACACCTCTGTTGAAGTCTCCAGAGATTAGATAGTTTAGGGCATAGTTGCCAGTTGAGATCCAGTCAGCCT